TGAATCTGTCCCAGTGTACGGATGAGCTGATTGGCGACGGCTTCCCGCTGCTCCTGCGGCAGCTTGCGGAGGGACGGAATCACCATTTTGCCGATGTTCTGGAAAGAACGGTCGGCCAAAAGTACGTTGTCATAGGAGCTGTGGGCATCCTGTTCGCTGCCGGAAGAGGCCTGTTCCAGCTGTGCCCGCAGGTCGGCGGTCATCTCGGCGGCTATTTCCCTAGCCTGACGCTCCACCTCTTCCTTGTCCACCACCACCGCGGTGATGGGCTGGTGCTTCAGTGCGTCGTTCTCGGCCTTGAGCTTGTCGCCCCGGAGCTTGGCGGCCTCGGCCACCTGCCGGGAGCCTGCCAGTTGGTTCTCCGCGTCCTTGGCGCGGGCTTCGGCCCTGTCGCGCTCAGCTTCAGCTTTCTGGCGCTGGAGGTTGGCCGCAATGCGGCTCTCGTCTGCATCGTGGTAGTTCTGCTGGAGCTTGGCGTTCTGCTCGGTCAGGCCCTGAACATCCGCAAGGGCGGCATCCCGCTGGGCTTCGACATCTTGGATGTGGCTTTCCGCCCAGGCAGCCCGATTCTGGGCACCCAGCAGCTTGTCCCGCTCAGCCTCGGCAGCATCGGCCCGCTCTTTCTCGGCTTTGATCTGGGCCAGCAGGTCCTGATACTCCTTGTTCGTGGAAACCTCACCGTTCTTGACCTTCTCCACCAGCTCTGCCGGAGCGCTGGGCTTTGCCACGGCATACAGCAGGGTGGGCGGCAGGGCTTCCAGAATGGCCCGCTGGCGGGGGCTGCTGCCGTCCATCAGGGCAGAGACCTGCAGCAGTCGGTAGGCACTATCCTTGGTGATGCCGATAGACAGGCACCAGCTCTTGAACGTATCTTCGCTGTGCTGGTTATTTCGAGCTTTTCGCATTGTGCGACAAGCTCCATCTTCACCGTTGTCCAATTGTTGGACAACGGTGCCACACAGTGCATCATGGGCGGCGGCAATGGCATTGCCCATGTGGACAAGGCCGCGCTCGGCCAGCTTTTTGCCGTGCTGGTACTCCTTTTCTGCAAAGTGCAGGTCATCCACGGTCTGTGCATCCAGCCCGGAATAATCAAACGCCGGGCGCATCTCGTCCGGGATCATGGTCAGGGGCTTGCTTTGCAGAGCGTCCATGCTGTCCATGCTTTCCAGCGCAGCAGCTGCGTCCAGTTTGGAGGGCATCATACCCGCACCTCCGTATCCTTCAGGCGGTCCAGCATCTCGGCCTGCAGGGCCTTGCTCAGAGGCTGCAGGGTGTTGTTCCGCCAGCCATAGCACAGGATGGGCCCGTAGAGGTATTGGCCGCGATAGACGCGGTTCAGCCCACGGCCGAGGATGCCGTACACCAGCACTGCCGGCGTGCGGGGCAAAACCTTCTGCTCACAGGGGCACTGCAGACGGGCCTCGATGCCCTGCAGGGTGTCCGGCAGAGAGGTGACTTCCGGGGACTTGCCCGGCTCGATCAAAATACCTTTCATTGTGGTTCCTCCGTTGTATAACCATGTTTGACGCAGAGCTTTTCCAGTTCGATGTAGGTAAGATCGTGCAAAAACCGGACGTCGTGCTGAAAATCCGTGGAACGTGCATCCGACAAGACGCTGAGAATCTCCAGTGCCGCCAGGGCACTGCCCAGGGCGTCTACGGGCCGGCTGAGGATCTCGGTGCGGCAGTCCTTCTGGTAGTCCGGATCTGCGATATAATACCAATCCGGGCGCAGGACTCCGTCGGCAAAGCCACGTTCCAGATTACTTGCGGCCATGGAGAGTGCTGCGGCCGCTTTGTTCAGTGCGGCCAGCTGCTCATAGATCAGGCCGGAGTGCCATTCGGGCACATTCTTGATGTACTGCAGCAGACTTTTCTGCTTTTCTGTCAGCATTTTCTTGTAAAAACCTCCAAAGTGTGTTATTCTTCGGGGTGATGGGGCTTGCAAATTCCATCACCCTTTGGGCTCGTCCGTGCTGCGAACACGGGCGGGCCTTTTTGGTTTGCGGGGCAGGCTGTCCACCTCGCTGCGCGGGATGAGCTCCCGCTGGTAGATGTACTTGACGTGCTGCCTGCCGTCCTTGAGCCAGTGGCAGACGGAAGCGGCAAAACTGTTGGCGCTGGCGTAGCCCAGCCGCCGGGCACACATGGCAGCCGTGCCGCTGGCCAGCAGGTCGCCGGTCTTGGCGTCCCACACGGTGTACCACGGGACGTCGTTGACGCAGTCAGCCATGGGCTTACCCCACCTTCCGCTTGCCCTTCACGGTGTTCTGGGGCTCCTTGTGGACTTTCCGGTGGGCCCGCTCATCGGCGTCCTGCACGGCAAAGCTGATGCGCATCAGGGCAAGGGCCGCCAGAATGAGCACCATGGCGGTGGTGAACTGGCTGTCCGAGATGGTGCCGCCCACCTGCGCGGTGCCCTCAATGCCCAGGGCGTACAGCAGGCCCGCACCGAAACTCCCGGCGGCCAGCACCTGCCAGACGGTGGATTTAATCTTCATCGTCGTCCTCCTCTTTCAGCTCGCGGATCGTGTTGTAGAGCAGTCCAGACGCCCAGCCCATCTGCCGCTCAAAATCGTCCGGGAAATAGCTCTTCAGAATCTGGGCGATTGCGCACACCAGAAGATGCAGCACGTCGCTGGGACCACCTTCGACCTCGATGGTCGAGTCCTCACTGTCGATGTAAAGTTTTGCCTTCATGTTCATGCTCCTTTCTCAACCTTCGGGAAGAAATACTCTCCGATCTGCTCCTGCGGGATGTGAAGCTCCCTGCAAATGGCGGTGATCTCGTAATGGCGCCACTCATTGTTCTTTTGCTCCGGCTTCGGGTTCAGGCGGGTGGACAGGGTACTTTCACCCATGCCGACCAGCTTGGCGAACTCCCGGTGCTCAAACCCTTCGTCCTCGATGAGGCGGGCCAGCTTCAGGTAAGGGCTTCTTGGCTTTCTCATGGCTTTCATCCTCCTTCTTTTTGCGGATGTGTTCCAGCCGCTCCGGCTGGCGTTTGTCCCAGCGCTGTTCTGCCCAGCGCTTGTTGTGGCCGTTCACTGGGCGGCCTCCTTGCCGGTAAAGCCCATCGCCAGCAGCGAAAAGCCGTCCCGGTTCATCAGGTACATGGGGTACTTCTGGTGGTTCTGAGGGTGGACGTACTCGGTCTTGAAGAACAGCGGGGTGTCCCCATTTTTGGGGAAGCTCTTCACGATTTCCGCGATGTCGCGGATGACGTGGTCATGGCGTTTGCCGAAGCGCTTGGCGACGTCCCGGTTGGATGCCACCGGTTCGCCGTTCTGGGTGGATAAGATGATGTCGTTCATGGTGAAGATGTACCTCCTTATTTTCGATGTGTTTTGATATAACGTTCGATTCTTTCGCACACACGGCAGACTGCTGTATAAAATTTGACTTTCTGCTCAGTGACGAGTATTTTAATAATCAGAATAAGTTTGTCCATAGAACCTCCCAAAGAAAGGAATGATAAGATGAGTGATGAGAAGAATAGCGGCAACACCTTTAACATCAATGCCGTACCAAGTTGCATTGACGAACCTGTAAAGGCTGTTCTGAACCCCGGTGCTAATCAGATTGGAACTCTTTTTGGAGATCTTCTTGCAATGGCAACAAGCAAAATCCATTTTTCAGCAGAAAAGATGAGGTTGCAACAAGCACATGATCTAGAAGAGTTTAAAAAATCACTGAGTGACAAGTTGAGTGCAAAACCAGAAGAATGTTTGGTTGAACCTCGTATGCAGGTGGTAGGTCCTGCTGTCGAAAATGCCAAGTACTGCATGGATGAGCCGAAAATTAGAGAAATGTTTCAGAATTTACTGGCAAATGCAGCAGATGAACGTTATCAAAGCAAGGTTCACCCTTCCTTCTCGGCGATAATTGCGCAGATGTCTCCTCTGGATGCAGAAAACCTTTCACTGTTCAGAAAAAAAGAGGTATACCCAATTGCCAGATATAAGTTCAATCTTTCTGGTGGTGGCGAGTATGTATCGTTCACACACTGTTTCTTGGTAAACTCCAAAATGAAAACAGCAGATGAACTGGAATTGCAAGCCGCGTCGTTGAGTTCACTGGAGCGCCAGGGGCTGATAGAAATCATTTATGGACAGCTTTTGTTGGACAAAACGGTATATGAGCCATTTGAAAATACAGAAATTATGCAAAGGTCACGAATTACACTTTCTATATATCAAGCAATGGAAAACGAGAATACTCCTGATGATATGAGACACACGTCTGTAACACAACAAAATGGCATTGTGAAATTAACGCCCTTCGGAAAAGAGTTCACTCAGGTATGCTTTTCCAGCTGAACTTTCTGCCCAGCGTTCCTCTTCCACAGGTTCGCTGGGCTTTTTGTTGTTGTCTATGGTGTTCACCTCCTTGTGCATACCTCTTTCTTGCGGTAAAATGAAAGAAAATCGGAAAGAGGTAATTCTATGGTTCACCAAAAGTCGGATTGCGAAAATATTGTTCTGAGTGCAAAAGATAAAGAACTTTTGAAGGAAATAAAAAATCATCCGCATCGAGAATGTGACTGGAATGAAGTCCACTCGCTGCGATTCTTCGAGCTTGTGTCTCCAGATACAGATGGTATAGATGGATTTGGTTGTCCCATCGAAACCAGCAAGTATCACGTTTCGGATTTCTATTTTGTTTATGAGGAATATTTAAAAGATAAGCGCCGGGATATGATGCTGAGTTCACTTTGGCTGCCGATCATCGTCAGCATCATCACCACCCTAGTAATAAACGCACTGCAATGGTTGTGGCCGCTGCTAGCACAATGGTGCGCCAGTTCTCCTCAATGAAGTCTTTCATCTTCTTCACCTCCTTGTGGGTGGCTCCCTTCTGCGGTATACTTAAGAGGAAGGGAGGCGTGTTGTATGGGTCTTTACGATAATCTTAACAGTGCCTGGCAGGTTCATGATGTCATGAGGCAGTTTGCGGAACAACAAGAGCAAGAAAATCGAATGATACAAAATTCGATTGCTCGCAAGGAAAAATTGGCAAACGCCCAACTTGGTTCCGCGGAAGATATTCGCAAAATGTTAGAGATGATGGAAGCTGACCAAAAAGAGCAAGCCGAGGAAAACAAGAAGAATAGAGAGCTCGCTCTCAAAAGCTATAAGGTTTCCCTTGCGGCCGCGATTTTTGGCGGTGCGTCCTTTTTGGCTGCGCTCATAACGCTAATCTTACAATTGTTAGGATGAGTGCGGCAATTTGAAAAACCAGTGCGATGCACTGGAAGAAAAGTGCAAGTCTCATCAACTCTGCCGTTGTCCAGTTGGAAAGCCGTTCTTTCCAGCCGGGCTTTTTGTTGTCCTTCATCTTCTTCACCTCCTTGCTTGTTGTAAAGATTGTTGTGAAACCTCAACTTTTAGGGCAGAAAAAATAGTGCCCGATTTTAGTAACCGGAATGCCGAGCAGGTCGCAGAGACGAGAAATCTCATCCTGACGGAATGCAAATTCACCGGCAAGTTTTCGGTTCAATTGTCCTTCACTTACGCCGATTTTCTCAGCACATTCCTTTTGCGTCAGGCCACATTCAGTGATTCTGCCCCGCAGTCGGTTATAGTCCATTTCTGGCATTTTGCTCACCTCCTATGGATTATTTACGGTTGTGAATTTCTCAACCACACCACGAGTATAGTCCATCGGTTGCGATTTGTCAACAGTAAATTTTGAGATTTCTGAACTTTTTGCACTGAAAGTATTGATTTTTCGCAACCGCTCACATATAATTAAACCAGACTACGTTGAAAGGGCGTTAAAATATGAAAATCTCAACCTTTGCTCAACGACTTCGTGCAGGTCTGGACGCACGCCAAATGACACAAGCGGAACTTTCTAGCAGGTCGAAAATCTCAAAATCAAGTATTTCACACTATCTGAAAGGTGACTGGGAAGGAAAGCAAGATGCGGTTTACTCAATCGCTCAAGTGCTGAATGTTTCTGAAGCCTGGCTCATGGGCTATGATGTCCCGATGGACGCAGAGCACGCCACCCCCTCTCAGCCCGCGCAGAAGGCCACAATCCCACCGGGGTTTGAGCCCATGCCGGAGATGGACATGGTCCCATTGGTGGGCCGGATCGCCTGCGGTACGCCGATCACGGCGGAACAGA